AAAAAACCAATAACTAATGGCGGTCAGCTACTGGTATTTCTCGTGTTGTAATAGAAAGACTCTCCTATGACATCATTACCTTATCACATAAATTTAAACCTGCTATACTTTATTATCAAAAGTGAACTACAATACCTTTAAATCTTATTAATCATGTCATCTGAAAAGCTACCAGTTATTACAGATGAATTGATCTTTGCCTTAGATCAAATCTTTCCACACCGTCATCCTGACTTGTCTTTATCTGATAGAGAGATATGGTTTAAAGCAGGGCAACGATTTGTTGTTGATTACCTGATCGAACAACAGGCAAGACAAAAAGATACCATGCTCACTGAATCAGTATTGGAGAATTAGTTATGTGTATTTTCTCATCACCAAAACCACCACCTTTACCAGAGCCTAGACCAACAGCACCTATGCCAGAGAAGACTGCCAAGGCTCCGACTGTAGGTACTAAAAGAACAACTTCTACAAGAACTGGTCGTGGTAGAAGATCTTTTAGAAGACTTGGTACTAGCTCTTTACGCATACCTCTTAAAACAGGCATGGGATCAGGTAATCTAAATTACTAAAATGGAATATTCAACAGGTGGCACAACTGCTGCTGGCAGATATGCACAACTTCAAAGTTCAAGATCTACTTATGACAGAGAAGCGAAAGACTCTTCTGCGTTGACCATCCCTAGTCTTATTCCAGAAAGTACAGTTGGAACAAAAGCAAAAATAAAAACTCCCTTTCAAGCTGTAGGTGCTAGAGGTGTCAATAGTCTTGCATCTAAACTTTTATTTGCATTGCTACCACCATCAACTGCCTTCTTTAAATTAAGTATTGATAGTCTTGAATTACTAAAGCAAGGCCAGGAAGGACTAGAAACAGAGATAGATAAAGGACTACGCACAATAGAAACAGCTTTGATGAATGAGATAGAGATCTCTAACGACAGGGTTGCAATGTTTGAAGCACTGAAACATCTGATCGTTGGAGGGAATGTTCTTCTCTATCTCACAGACAATGGATTAAAAGTATATCCACTATCAAAGTTTGTTTGTAAAAGAGATGCCGTAGGTAATGTATTAGAAATTATTACACAGGAATCAGTACACCCCAATGCCCTTCCAGAAGAGTTCTTAGAACAGATCAAAAAGAAAGAGAACTATGACGAGAAGACAATGGATAGTGACCTTGATATATACACATACGTCAAGAGAGTTAATGATGACTTCATGTGGTATCAGGAATGTAAAGGAGAAAAGATACCAGGTACTGATGGCAGGTCAAAAGTAGATGTATCACCTTGGATTACTTTGAGATTTGTAAGAATAGATGGAGAAGATTATGGAAGAGGATATGTAGAAGAATACAGAGGAGACTTAATTAGTTTAGAAGCTTTGATGCAAGCAATCATAGAAGGTGCTGCTGCATCAGCTAAAACTTTATTCCTTGTAAACCCTAATGGTGTAACTAGAGCAGCAACCCTAGCCAAAGCTCCCAACGGTGCAATAAGAGAAGGATCTGCTGCCGACATATCTGTGATGCAAGTTAACAAGGGTGCAGACTTTAACGTATCTTTCTCTGCCATACAGCGTATTGAATCAAGACTAGAGTATGCGTTCCTCATGGCAAGGTCTGTACAGAGAGATGCTGAAAGAGTAACAGCAGCAGAAGTTACCATGATGGCTAATGAATTAGAGAACAGTCTTGGTGGTATCTACTCCATACTTACTCAGGAGTTTCAACTACCTTACCTAAGACGTAGGATGCACATGCTAGTTAGGTCTGGTAAAGCTCCTAAGTTACCAGAGAAGATAGTGAAACCTAAGATTGTTACTGGTGTTCAAGGTCTTGGTAGAGGTAATGATCGTAATAAGCTTGTTGAGTTTATAGGCACAGTCAGTCAAGCTTTAGGTCCAGATATTATGCGTCAATACATGAATGTGGATGAAGCCATAAAACGACTAGCAAATTCAATTGGGATAGATACTGCTAACCTAGTAAAGACACAAGAAGAAATTCAAGCAGAACAACAAGCCTTGCAACAGCAACAGCTTATTCAAAGTCTTGGACCTGCTGCTCTTGGATCACCACTTCTTGATCCTAAAAACAACGCACAAGCACAACAACTATCGGAGGAAGCTAATGCCCAACAAGAAGCCTAGTTCTCGTAAAAGAAATGAGGACGGTAAGTTTGCACCTGCAAAAGCTATTGTAAGCGAGTTAGGTGTTAATGATGAACCCACTCCTACAGAGCCAAAGGTGGTCAAAACCAAAAATGGTCGTACACTTACTTTTAATTAACAAAATTCTATGACTTCATCCCAGGTAAATGTCACAGAGACACCACCAATGTCTCAACAAGATTTAGAAACTCTTGCTAAAAATGAAACTGATGATAACGGTCTTATACTAGGAAAGTTTAAATCAGTAGAAGATCTTGCTGCCAGTTATAAAGAACTGGAAGGTAAGCTAGGTACAGTAACAGAAGAAGATCAACCTCAAACAGAGGAAGAAACAGAAACTACTAAACCAGAATTTAATGCAGAAGAGTTTTATGGTGATGGTCTTGCTTCAGTATTAGAAGAAGTTGGTATTGATGCACAAGAAATCTCTACCAGATTTACAGAATCAGGAGAGATCAGTGAAGATGATTACACTAAGTTAGGAGAAGCAGGGTTCTCAAAACAGGTGATCGACACCTATCTTGATGGTTTAAGAGGTGCAAGTGAAGGTACTGCTGAAGAGATAGCAACCTCACAAATACAAGGTATAAAAGATTCAATCGGTGGTGATAAGGCTTACAATCAAATGGTTAGCTGGGCTTTAGAAAACTTACCAGCAGAAGATCAAAAAGCTTTTAATAAAGTCACAGAATCTGCTGATGCTCCTATTATAAAAATGGCTGTTCAAGGTCTTTATTCACAATACAAAAATGCTATGGGTGTTGAACCAAATTTAGTATCAGGTAAGGCTTCCACTAGTGGACCTACTCCATATAGATCTACAGCAGAAGTAGTTACTGCCATGTCAGATCCACGCTATGGTAAAGATGTTACCTACACCGAAGATGTCCAAAGACGTTTAGGTGGTAGTGACGTATTCTCTAATCGTTAACTATGGCTAACAAACCTACAAACCCTTCACTTTATGCAAGGGTAAAATCAGAAGCAAAGAAGAAGTTTAGAGTCTATCCTTCTGCCTATGCTAATGCTTGGTTGGTTAGAACTTATAAAAAACGTGGCGGAGGTTATCGTAAAACTTAATTATGCCTTTATCTAAAAAACAAAAACAACTAGACAAAACTGGTGATGGTAAAATCACTAGAGAAGATCTTATGATCCTTCGTAAATCTAAAAAGAAAAATGGCAAAGTTAAGTCTTAGTCAGATTAATACTCTGAAGAAACATTCAGTTCATCATTCCAAAAAACATATGGACATGATGAAAAAGCTTATGCGTGAAGGTAAAACATTTAAAGCTGCACATACTGCTGCACAAAAAGAAGTAGGCAAATGAGTCTTAAAAGATGGTTTGATGAAAAGTGGGTAGATGTTAAAACAGGTAAAGACTGTGGTAGAGGAAAGGATGAGAAAGGTAGACCTTACCCTGCTTGCAGACCTAGTAAAAGAGTTAGTAGTAAAACACCAAAGACTACAGGTGAAATGAGTGCTAAAGAAAAGGCTAGATTTAAATCAGAAAAGACCAGCAGTAAAAGAATTTCTTACAATCATAAAAGGAAAAAAGGACGAAAGAGTTTAAAGATTGCATAAACGTGTTACATTTTAAATAACTACTTATCTTTCCTTTATGTCGAAGGGAGTATCTCTTACCAAGAAAGACAAAGATCCCACAGGGGGTCTTACTGCTTCTGGTCGTAGGAAATATAACCGAGCAACAGGTGGAAACTTGCAAGCCCCTGTTACTAAAAGGACAGGTCTTTCACTTAGACAGAAAGCCAGAAGAAAATCCTTTTGTGCAAGAATGTCTAAAGTAAAAGGACCGTTAAAGAAAGATGGTGAGTTGACACGCAAAGCTCTTGCATTACGCAAGTGGAATTGCGGTTCAGTATAAACTTAACAAAACGAAAATCTTAATATCAAAAGTGCCTGATGCGTCAGATACCACTTAAGAGAACAGACAGTAGTGAAGTTAGTTTCTCAAATTATTAATCAATCCAAAGGAGTTTAAATTATGGCTAATGCCACAGTTTCACGCCTGGGTCTGGTGAACAATAGTGGAACAGGCTTTGACGCTCTGTTTTTAAAAATTTTTAGCGGCGAGGTCTTGACTTCGTTTGCCAGAAACAACATCTTCAATGATGCACTGCATTCTGTTCGTACCATAACTTCAGGTAAATCAGCACAGTTCCCTGTAACAGGTGCTGCAACTGCTGCATATCACACACCAGGCACACCATTAGTAGGTGCTAACCAGATCTTGGCAAATGAGAAGATTATTTCTATTGATGATCTACTTATTTCACAAGCATTTGTAAGCAACCTAGATGAGCTTAAGAATCATTACGATGTAAGGGCAACTTACGCTGATGAATTAGGTAAGGCTCTCGCAAAAACATACGATCAAAACGTAGCGAAGGTAATTGCTAATGCTTCAAGAGCTTCAACAACACTTACAGGTGGTAGTGGTGGTATCGTAGCTACTTTAGCTTCTGGTAATACAACTTCTGCTGCTGTATCAGGTGATGAACTAGCTGGTGCTATCTATGATATTGCACAGACAATGGATGAAAGAGACATTCCTCCAACAGATCGTTTCTGTGTGTTACCACCTGCTGAGTACTACAAACTTGCTGAGTCAGCTACAAGAACTGTAGATGTTGACTTCAACCCAGGTGGTAATGGTTCGTTTGCATCAGGTCGTGTACAACAGATTGCTGGTATTCCAGTAATGATGAGTAACAACGTACCTCAATCAAACGTAGGATCTGAAGTATCTGGTACAAACAACAGCTATGCTGGTGACGATAGTAAAACTATTGGTCTTGTCTTCCATCGGTCAGCAGTTGGTACTGTGAAGCTAATGGACATGACAACTGAGATCAGTGGTCAGGACTACAGTATTATGTATCAAGGTACATTGATGGTTGCTAAATATGCTCTTGGTCACGGTATCCTCCGTCCTGAGTGTGCAGCTACAATCAAGCTTGCTGCTTCTTAATTTCAATTTATAGGGTATCTTATTATTAGATACCTTTTTTTTATTACCATGTATTATTCAAAAAAGAAAAAGAAGAAAGGTGGGAGAGACTCACTTAAGATTAAAAAGAAAGGCTATTAAATATGTTTGGTAAAAACAAAAAGAAAAAAGGTATTCTTGGTTTAGAAGGTCAAGCTTATCTTGATGCTTATAATAAAAAACAAAAAGAAACTGGTAAAACTTCATTAGCTGAAAGGGCTAGGTTTATAAAAGAAACATCTAAACTTAGAAATAAACTTATTCAATCAGGAGGTAAGTAATGTCTATCGCTGCAACTACTGAACTTGAAAGTGTTAATATTATTCTTGCTTCGATAGGAGAATCACCTATCAATACTTTATCAGGAACACTTCCTGTTGATGCTCGTCTTGCACAATCAACTCTTACTGAAGTTAATAAGCTTGTTCAATCAGAAGGTTGGTCTTTTAATACTGAACTTACTGTAACTCTTACAAGAGATAGTTCTACTAAACACATTACTTTATCAACTGATACCTTAAGAATTGATCCTAGTGAACACCATCATCCAAGTGTTGATGCAATACAACGTGGATCAAAATTATATGACAGATTAAATAATACGTATGAATTTGATGAAGACCTTATTTGTACTGTAATTTATTTTAGACCTTATGATGAGATACCAGAACCTGCGAGGAGATATATCACAATTAGAGCTGCTCGTGTTTTTGTTGATAGACTTGTAGGAGATCAGGCATTACGAACTTACACTCAACAAGATGAGATTAGAGCAAGAGCAGTACTTATGGAGACTGATTTAAGTAATGCTGACCATAACTTGTTAAGAGGTGACCCTAGTACTACAAGTGTAATTAGTACTTATTCCCCAGCTAATGTATTAATTAGGTAATCATGCCACTAATATCAAGAGCAATTCCTACTTTATTGAGAGGGGTTTCACAATCTTCTGATTCAACGAAACAAGCTGACCATGCTGACATACAGGATAATGCCAATAGTGATCCTGTGTTAGGACTTACAAAACGATCTGGTACGCAATTCGTATCAAATCTTATAACCAGTGGAACTCCTATTGGTAATGCCCATGTAAAATTTATCAATAGAGATATTAACGAAAGATATATTGCAATATTTACTTCTGATAATGTAAGAGTATTTGAATTAGATGGTACAGAGTTAACAGTACATAAACCTGATGGAGTTGGTTATTTAAATGTAGCTAATCCAAGAGATCAGCTAAAAACTGTTACTATAGCTGACTTCACTTTTGTTGTTAATACAAATAAAATAGTAAAAATGAATAGTAATCAATTAACAACTGGTCCTATTTATAACGATGGATCTCAAGATATCACTATTACAAATCAAGCAATTGTATTTATAAAACAATGTTCAGCAGAATCAAAATACACGCTTGAGGTCGATGGTCGTAAGGTCATATATGACACTGTAGATGTCAGTGACAGAGTAAATACTTCAACGTGTGCTGAACAACTTAGGAATGGTTTATTTGGAACTACATCAGCTCCTCAAACAGACGAAGAAGGAACTGCATTAGCATCAGGAGTTTCTGGCAATACTTTTACTGCAACATTTAATGGTCCTGTTATAAATATATTTAAAAATGATAACTCTGATTTTAATATTAAATTAACTGATTCAAAAGGTAATACACAAACAACATTAGTAAAACAAAGCATACAAAGATTTACTGATTTACCAATCACTGCCCCTAATGGATATGTTGTAGAGATAAAAGGAGATCGATCATCTGATTTTGATAATTACTTTGTAAAATTTACTACCTCTAACACGACCGCAGATGGCACAATAGATAAAGGTACATGGGAAGAAACAGTCAAAGTTGGTATTAATAAGAGATTTTCATATTCCACAATGCCACATGTTTTACTAAGACAAGCGGATGGTCATTTTAGATTCGTAAAGGTTAATGGTGGAACCTATGGAACATCAACACAAAGTTCAGCTACCTTTACCTCTACAGCTTCAAGCATTACAGAAACTGGTACATATGCTCAAGCAAACACTGTTGGTATAACTGTTACACTTAACAATCATGGGTTTTCTATTGGTGAATCAATAACTATTGATTTTACGTCTGGAACTAGTGTTGATGGAACTTTTACTGTCACCTCAATACCTGATACTAATACATTTACTGTTACAAGCTCTCAATCCAATATTCAAACAACCACTGGTAATTGTAGTGTTAGTTCATCTAATAATACAGTAACTATTACTAAAAATAATCATGGGTTTGTTACTGGTGAATTAATTAATGTAGAAAGTAATAATTTAACAAATGGACAATTTATCATAACAGTTGTAGATGCTAATACATTTACTTATGAATCCGCATCTAATGAAGGTAATCATACTAATGTAGCTTGCACAGTTGGTTTAGGTTTTACATTACCTAAATGGGGAGAAAGAACTGTAGGTGATTTAGATCTTGCACCTGATTCTTCATTTGTAGGGTCAACTATTAATAACGTATTCTTTTTTAGAAATAGACTTGGTTTTTTATCTTCTGATAATGTAATACTTTCAAGAGTATCAGCATTTTTTGATTTCTTCCCTGAAACAGTATTATCAGTTCTTGATAGTGATCCTATTGATGTAGCTGCATCTCATACTAAGGTTGCTATTTTAAAAAATGCAATAACTATGGGAGAAAAATTAATATTATTTTCTGATCAAACACAATTTACTTTAACGTCATCATCTGATTCTTTAACACCTGCTTCTGCTAATATAATAGTTTCAACAGAATTTGAATCAAGTGATTCTGCTACACCTGTAGGTTCTGGAGCTTCTGTTTATTATTTAACAGAGAAAGGTAATTTTTCTAGTGTAAGAGAATATATATTTCAGCCAGGAGTTGACATAAAAGATGCTTCAAATATAACAATTCATGTTCCAAGACTTATCCCAAATGATGTATTTAAAATTGCTGTTTCTACCAATCAAGATATATTGGCTTTAGTTAGTCTTACTAATCCAAATGTTTTATATATTAATCGTTGGTTATATGGATCAAGGTCAGAAAAAATATTAAATTCTTGGTTTACCTATACATTTAATCCAAAAAAAGCTATTAAAGATGTAGAGTTTCTTGGAACAGATTTATTAATTACCTGTGATGATATAAGTGAAAGTGTTGCAAGAGTAACCCTAGAAAAATTACCTTTTGCTACTGATTATAGAGAACCAAATTCATTATTTGAATATCATTTAGACCATAAAGTTTCTGATACAACAACAGGTGTTTCAGTATCTTATGACGCTGATACTGATACGTCTACATTTACTGTTCCATATAAATTAAATGGAACAATGAAAGTTATAGGTAGATATTTAGCTTCAGGTGAAACCAGTACATATATTGATACAGCAGATGCTCAACAAACATTACAACCAGGACAAATTATTACAACAACAAACCTTACTAATAACACAACAAGCACAATTGAAGCTAATGGTGACTATAGGAATAGTAAATTTATTATTGGTGAATCTTACGAAATGCACTATAGGTTCTCAACACAAAGATTAACACAATCTTCTGGAGGACAAAATGCTAGTGAGATCATAAGTGGTCGTCTTCAACTAAAACATTTCTATTTAAAGTTTGAAGACAGTGGATTTTTTAAAATAGAAGTGACACCTGAAAATAATACAACATCAACACATAAATTTACTGGTCGTTTTCTTGGTGCAACTTCTAGTGCCATTGGTGATATTGTTTTAGAAACAGGTACATTTAGAGTGCCAATTCTTAGTAGAGCTGATAGAGTTAATATAGATATTAAAAACGACACGTTTCTACCAAGCACTGTAACAAGTGCTGAATATGAAGCTATGTTTCATATGAGAAGTAGTAGGATGTAATGGGTTATTTAAGAAAAGCAAATATTAAAGATCTTAGATATGTAGCTAATAATCTAAGAGAGATAGATAAAAGAGAAGCTTTCTATCAAACAGGACAGGAACCCCTACAAGCTGTTCAATTCACTTATATTTGCAGCAATGTAAATATGGCTATAGCTGATGATAACGACCATCCTATAGGTCTTTGTGGAGTAGTAGAAGGGGGTGTTATATGGATGGTTGCTACTGATAGACTATTTGAAAATAAAAAATATAAAATACAACTAATAAGAAAAGGTCGAAAATGGGTCGATAACCTGTTGAAAAAATATAAAATCCTATATAATTTTGTATATGCAGAGAATCATTCTGCTATAAAATGGTTAAAAGCTCTTGGTTTTACTTTTATTAAATATCATGAACATTATGGTATTGAACGTAAACCATTCTACGAATTTCTGAGGATCGCATAGATGTGTGTTGCAGCATTACCAGTATTAGGTGCTTTAGGTGGTGGTAGTGGTGGATTATTTGCAACAAGTTTAGGTCTTAACTTAGCTTCTGGTCTTGCACAAAGATCTGCAGCACAGTCAGCAGCAAGACAACAATATCAGAGTTCTTTAAAAGCAAGTGAATCAGCAGATAAATCTCTTTCAAGACAGGCAGAAGCTTTTGGACAACGTATATCAGAACAACGAGCATCTTCAGCACAGGAAAAATTAGCAAAAACAATACAGGGATTACAAGCAAGAGGAGCTTTGAGAGCTAGTGAAAGAGCAGGTCTATCACTTAACTTATTAGCTCGTGACCAAGAAAGACAAGTATTAAATCAAAGAGAATCTATTAATCAAGCTATAGAATCAGCAAACAGACAATATAGTAGAAATATAGAAGGTCTTATAGCTGAAAGAGATAGCAGACGTAATCAACTACAAAGTAATATTAACCAGGCTTACAACCAAGTTCCTTCTCTTGGATCAGTTCTTCTAAATACTGCCGTATCAGGTCTTAACTCGTATGCTTCTCTTACAGGTGGTCTTGGTAAGGTCGGTTCAACAGACGATCCTTTCATAGGAACTGTAAATGATCCTTATTTTAGGAATGTTTATTAACAAAAACAATGACTAACAGTTTTCAAAGTACAGCTTTTCAATCCTCTGCAAGCCCTGTAGATACTTTTGTACAGCCTGTGAGGGTACAACCTAAAACTGGTATTGAGTCTTTAGCTGAAACACTTGCTGCTGTAAATCCTAATCTTCAAAAGTTTATTGGTACTAAGATTGAACAAGAAGCAGAAAGAGAAGCACAAAAAGCTGTAAATGATGCTCTTGATGGAGACATAAATGATTTTAAAGCTGCAACAAAAATATTAAAATCTGACGAATTGATAGGTGGTAATATTTTTTATGATAGAGCTTTTAGAAGAAGTAAAGCACAAATACTAGGAAGCACTTTAGAAACAAGATTAAAAAATTCTTACAAAAGTACTTTAATAAATGGATCACCATTATCAACTTTTGATATAAATTCTGCTGAATATAAGAATTGGGAAAACAATGAAATAAATCAAGTTGTTGATGCTGTAGGCAATTTAGATGAAGATACTTTTAATAGAAAATTTTTACCGTATTTAATAAATGCAAAACAAAAAATAAATCAATTTGCTTTATCAGAAAACCAAAAACTTCAATTACAAAATTTAGAATCGCAAGCTGTTGAATTAGGTAATCAAGTTTTAACCTTTGCCACTTTAGATCCTGACTCTGATGACTTAAATAAAAATACTTTTCTTTTGCTTATGAATGGAATTAAAGGTTATGAAAGTGATATTAATAAACTTGGATTGACACAAGAACAAAGATCAAATTTAAATAAAAGACTTTTGACAAGTATTTACAACAAAGCAACAGAAATAGGTTATGAAACAAGAGATGCTGAATTTGCATTAGAACTTTTAGAATCTGCAAATTTATTTCCTTATGGACCTGGTGGCAAGTTAAATTTAACTAATCATCCAGATTACCAAGCTTTTAAAAATAAATTAAGAGTAGAAATAGAAACTTATAGTGCAGCACAAGATAATAGAGATATTCAAAAGATAAAAAATATTAGAGAAAAACAATTAGATAATGATATGTTGAGATTTGGACAATTATTAGAAGAAGGTAATGCGGAACAAGCCAATATACTTTTGAGAAATATTAAATTAAATAACCCTTTGAGAGCAGCAAATATAGGATCAAACGCTTCAGCTTTAGACGGTGATACAAATGAAAGATATGCACAGATGTTATTTAACATACAAAACAATACCTATGGAACTCTTGTTGATTCAAGAATTGCAGCTATGGAATGGTTTAACGACCCAAGAACACCACCTTCATCTGTAAATGTAACAAGACTCACTAATTTATTAAAACTTGCTGGTACTGTCGATACTGGTATCTTAACTCCTTTAAATCAATACTTTACTAGGTTTGATAAATTTTCAAAAGATCTTTTATTAAATAATAAAAATGCACAGGCATTTAGCAGAATATTAAGTGAGGATTTAGCATCTTTAAAAGGTATTTTAACTGAAGAATATAAAAGCGATTTTAGAAGATGGAGATTAGATAATCCCAATGTAGGTTCTAAAGAATTTGCTATTGAAGATGAAAGATTAAAAACAGAATTTAAAAATAAACTTATTAGAGGTATAAATGATTTAATAGAAGTTGATGACGATTCAAATAAAAATGATTCTATTCCTGAAGGTTTAGAAGGTGTACCAACAAGTAAAGAAAACAATAATCAAAGAGACTTTTTTGGTAATACATCATTAGGTAATGAACAAAAAAGACTTTTAAATCAATTACAAAACATGGGTGGAGTAAATAAAGAAAATATTACTAATTTAGTAAATATGATTGAAGAAGAAAAAAATAAAGTAACTGGTGTTGATTTGTTTGGAAGAAAAGCAGAAGCAGATCGTTTAATTAAATTTTTGATGACAGGTCAATATGGATTTGGTTTTGGAGAATCACAAGTATATGAACCTTTACGAAATTTAATGACTGAAGGAGTTGAACCTAGTGCTTTTTCAAATAACAATACACCTACTACCGTTGAAGTTAAGCAAGGAGATACTTTAAGTGAATTAGCAAAAGAATTTGGTGTTCCGTTAAAAGCTCTTATAGAAGCAAACAATATAACTAATCCAAATTTAATAAAACCTGGTCAAGAATTAATTGTACCAATGGTAGAAACTACAACTTCTAATGAAATAAAAACAAAAAATAAATTACCAGAAGTAGAATTAAATAAATTAAAAGAAGAAATAAAAATAAGAGTAGATAAGAAACAACCTCTTACTAAACAACAAATAAATCAACTATTACTTAATGCAGGGTTTACAGCAGAGCAAGCAAAAATAATGACTGCTATTGCCATGGCTGAATCAGATAATAAAGTAAATGCTTTCTATGGTGGTACGGAAAAAGATCCAGAAGCATCTTATGGTCTATTTCAAATAAATATGTACAACTACAAAGGTATGGAATTAGGAAATGATAGACAACCTAAACTTGGTATAGATAATAATGAAGCTTTATATGACCCTGTTCTTAATGCTATAGCTGCTAAATTAGTGTTTGATGAAACACAGGCACAAAAAGGTAATGGTTATTTGGCTTGGGGTGTCTATTCTAAAGATGGAGAAACTGAAGCTCCTGACGCTAGATACAAACAATTTCTTGATTAAACATGACTGATTCCAACATCAATAGTCTTCTAAACAATGAAGAAGAAAAAGATGAAACTCTGTTAAACACAACACAGATTAAAAGTAATACAGAATCATTGTTAGATAGAATTGAACAAAAATCTTTTACACCAAATTTAGATCAGAATATATTTAAAACGCAAGCCAAAGTTGTTGATTTTTTTGATAATAAATTTTTAGGTAATCAAAGAAGTTTTGAAGAAATTTTAGAAAACAGATCAAGAATTGTAAATGAGAGTATAAAAAAGAAAGAAGAAACAGATAAACAAATTACCAAAACAGCAACTTCACAAGTAATAAGAGGTGCTATAACAGGTCCAGTGAAAGCTATAAATGAAACTGTTGAATTTGTTGATGATATTTATGATTATTTAGCTGGCAATCCATACGATAATAACGATTTAATTGATACAAGTAATTTTGAAAGAGAAGATGATGGTGCTTTTTATCAAATTCCTCAAGCTATTACTCAATTTTTATTACCTATGGGTATCTTTACCAAAGGTCTTAAAGGTATAAAAAATCCTTGGACAAGAAACCTTGTTGCAGGTTTTCTTACTGATTTTGTAGTAGAAGATCCGTTTGAACAAAATCTTTATAACATGGTTGATTCTTATGAAGGTATGTTAGAACCTGTTGTGGACATTTTAAAAATGCCTGCATCAATATTTAAAGCAGAGGATGATATATCACCAATAGAAGCAAGACTTAGGAAGGCTTTTGGTGGTGCAGTTATAGGAGAAGCTTTAACAGGTTTATCTGTAGGTCTTAAAGCATTTAGAAATTCAAAGCTTGCACCAGAAGCCTTAAGAACTTTAGAAGCAAAACAACGATTAAAATTTAAAGATCTAGGTATAGACCAAGCTGGTAATGAATTATTAGATGAAAAGGTTATAGATCTTATTAAACCTTTAGATGTTAAAAAAGGAAAAGGTATTGGAGATAAAACACAAACACCAAGAGTTGGTGAGAAAATAGAATCTACATTTAATCCTAAAATTACAGGAGGTGGAATACAAAACTTACGAGAAAGTTTACTAAATATAAGTGAATACTTTAGAGATACTGATGAATTTGGACAATGGGCTAGATCTGTTTCTTTACAAGATATGTTTAATGCTTCACAAAGACAATCAAGAGGACAAGCATTAGAAGCTGCTAGATTTTTCTTACAGGAGTTTGGTCCATTTAAAAAAACAAGAAACGGAAATATAATAAATAATCCACAATATTTACCTGCAACAACCATTTCTGTAAATCAAATGATGAACAAAAATGGCGAAGAAGTATATAACTTATCTGTAGCTTTACATAATGCTATTGTCACTAAAAACCTTGATGCTATAAAAGAAATAAGAAGTGATTTTATAGAAGAAACCAAAGTATTAAAAGGTCTTGTTTATCTTAATAAAGGAGTTGGCTCTTTAACATCACAATCTTTAGGAGCAAGAAGGGCTGCTGGTGGTTTAAGAGATGCGAAAACAACTGCTCAAGATTTTGGAGTTCGTTCTGGTACTGAAGATATAAATTCAATAAATAGAAACTTTATTGAAGATACAGGTGCTGATGAGATAGATGAGACTTTTAATAAAATATTCGATTTAGTTGAAAAAGGCGATGAAGAAGCAGCTTTATCATTAACTAGATTGACTAAATATCTACATATAGCAGGTGGTAATCCAGAGGTTTTAAAGAAAATGATTAAAAAAGGATTTATAGAAAGAGGGGTAGAGTTTACTAACGAAATATACATTAACTCAATTTTAAGTGGACCTCCAACACACGTAGTAAATATTTTATCAACAGGTCTTAATACTCTTATAAAACCATTAACACAATCTGCTGGTGCATTTAAAGTTACAGCTACTGATAGTTTTGGTAAAAAAGTTTTTAGACCAGAATTTAATACTGAAGAATTTATTAAAGGATGGAAACAATTTATTTATATGTATCAGTCTCTAGGAGATGCTTTTAATGTCGCAGGTAAAGCTTTCAAAGTTAATGAAAATGTTTTAGATAGGGCTGCTATGGTTCAAGATGCAAGAAGAGTTTCAAGAAATATTAATGGGCAGGATGTTACAAATTTTGCTGATAGCAATGCACTTACTAGAAATGCTATAAAACCTTTTGTTGATTTTACGAATGCTGATGCTTGGCTACCATCTATTTATAATAATTTTAGAAGAATTAATGGTTTTGGATCAAGATTACTAATTACAGAAGATGAGTTTTATAAACAAGTAAATTTTAGAGCTTATGTTAAATCTGACGCATGGGAAAAAGGTGTTAAAGCAGGTAAGACAGGCAATGCTTTAACAGAATACATAGAGAAACAATCTAATAAAGTTTTTGATATTGTTGATACTGGAAGTACCAAAGGTTTACCACCTAGTATTACTGATCTATATAAGAAAGCAAAAGATTATGCTGCTGAGGTAACTTTTACAAAAGATCTACCTCAAGATGGATTTGGTAAAACAATACAAAACTTTGCTAATCATCCATTTGGTAGATTAATAGTTCCATTTGTAAGAACTCCTATAAATATTTTTAAAACTCAATTAAGATTTATTCCAGGTTTTAATTATGCTTTATTAGGTGAATATAGAAGAGCTTTAAAAAGTACAGATCCAAGTGTCGCTGCTAGAGCAAGAGGGGAAATGTATTTAGGAGGTGGTTTTACATCAATGGCCCTTCTTTTAGCTAGAGATGTTGATAATCCTATGGCAGAAGTGTCCTTTACAGGTGGTGGTCCTAATACAGTTGGATTTGGCGATGTTATCGAACAGAATAGATTATTAGTCAAACAAAAAAGAGCAGAAGGTTGGCAGCCTTATTCTTTTAGATTTTTAGTAAGAGATAAAAACGGTGAAGTGGTAATGACCAAAAGTGGCAAACCAAAATATAAATATATTTCATATAAAAGATTAGATCCTTGGTCTGGTATCTTTATGTTATTAGGAGATTATGCAGATATAGAAGGACAAATAGGACAGCAACAACGTAATGATTTTGCAGTTGCTATGACTGTGGCGATTGCAAGAAACTTAACAGATAGAACATTTGTAAGTGGTATAACAGAATTTGCAGAAGCTATTCATAATCCATTTAAGTTGCAAACATTACTATCAAGAAGAGTTGCTAATATTGTTAATCCTGTCTCAAGTTTTGGTAGATCAGTTAATAAAGCTATTGATAAAACAAAATTAGATACAAGTTTTTATCCAAAAGGATCAGAAGAAATGTTTACAGGTGTAAGATCATTTTTAAATGAACTAGCTAAAACCGTACCTCTGTATAATGCTGACTTGCAACCTGATAGAAATTGGCTTACAGGTGCAGTTATTGAATATCCTAATGGTGTAGGTCCAGATATTTTTGATGTTTTAAATCCATTTACAGCTACAAATACGAAAGATAATTTAGTATTAACAGTAATAAACGATTTAAATATTTCTTTGCAACCACCTAAAAAATTCTTTTTTAGAGAACAAGGAGTAGAAGGAACAGGTATTGAACTTGATAATGATCAATATGCAGATTATATAAAACATTTAGCTTTTGATACTAAAATTGATGGCAAAAGATTAATTGTAAAATTGTTTGAAGAATTAAATAAACCACAAAACAAAGCTTTCTATCAAACCGCATTAGGTCAAAATATAGATGCTGATGATGCAAGGTTAAAAATGCAAATACAAGATAACGCAAGAGCAGAATTAGCTAGTCTTATAAGAAGTACAGTCGGTGATTACAAGGATAAAGCAAAGAAGGGATGGTTTAGAAAACCAGAAAATCGTAAAATATATTCAGATTACCAAGACAAACTTACAAAAATCAATGATAATACAACTAAAGCAACAATTAAAAATTACAACAAGAATATTGTTGACTTTAATTCTAACTAATCATGGCTACTAACACCGTTCCTACCTTTACAAACCATACTGGTAATGGTTCTGCTGGTCCTTTTAATATTGGTTTTAATTATATTGATAAAAGTGAAGTAATCGTTACAGTTAATGAAGTTTTAAAATCTACTCCTACTCATTACACCTTTAATAGTAATACTCAAATAACTTTTACTTCAGGTAATGAACCTGCCAGTGGTCTTAATATAGGGTTAAGAAGAAGTACAAATATAACAACAGCTAAAGTAGATTTTGAAGATGGTAGTGTTCTTACTGAAACAGATCTAGATGCTAATACTAATCAATTACTATTTGCCCTTCAAGAAAATACTGATGCTCTAAGCGGTACTGGGTTAGAAACTTCAATTCTTTACCTTAGAGATGGTTCAAGAACTTTAACAGGAAATATAGTTTTTGAAGGTAGTACTAAAGATGCACATGAAACTACTTTAACTCCTATTGATCCTACTGCTGATAGAACAATTAATATTCCTAATATTAGTGGCACATTAGTTACTACTGGAGATACAGGAACAGTTAATTCAACCATGATCGTTGATGGAACTATTGCTAATATTGATATTAATAATAGTGCAGCAATAGCTGGTACAAAAATATCTCCTAACTTTGGTAGTCAGAATATTATTACTACTGGTAACTGTACAGCTAATAAATTTTTTGGTGATGGTTCAGCTTTAACTGGTATTGACTTAGCTGGTAATCCTTATTTTTTAAGATCAGATGTTGATGATGAGGCCAATGGAAATATTACTTTTGATAATAATATAAAAATTCCTAAAGCTCGAGATGACACAAATGCTTACCCAAATGGTGCTCATGGTGATGGAGATTCATCTTTTTTTGATAAAGGTCAAATATTTTGGAATTATCCAGCAGATAACACTGTTAATAGAGCTTTTAAAAGTTCAGCTTGGATGTTTCTTAGAGAGTTCCAATACTTTGGTTCTACTATATTAAATCCAGAATTAAATTTAGTAGTTGGTCAAAATGGTAGTAACCTAGATGGACGATTTGCGATACAGGCAGGTGGTCCAGCGGAATGTATATATTTTGATAAGGACGGAACTAACATAGTAAACGATCCTTTAAGGATTCATCATAGTGGTGGGATTCAATTTGAATTTAGAAATAGCAATCCCTCTTTAACGATAAGTTGCACCAGTGCATTTGGATTAAATCCTACTACAAGTATATATAATTTTAGAGGACAATTTAATATAACTGGAGACTTTATAGATATACTTGACAAAGACGGAAATAAATATATAAAACTTAAAAGTACTGGTGATAATTCTGGTGAGCCTTATTACAATGGATCAGTTGAACTTTACTCCGAAAATACTAAACGATTTGAAACTAATCATACTGGAGGAAAAATTTACGGAGTACTTGAAGCTACAGGGTCTGGAAGTATTGTCTCTGGATTTAAAGTACCAGATAATCCTAGCACTAGTGGACAAGCTACTTATGGTGTTTTTACGGCTGGTTCTAATGATGATTTAGAAATCTACCATGACAGTATAAATTCTTACATCAAAAACTCAACAGGGAATTTAATACTAGGAACTTATTTAAATCATACAGGAATAAATCTTGTTCCTAATGCTGAAGTATCACTATATTACGCTAATAGTAAAAAATTAGAAACCACAAGTACTGGTATTACAATTACTGGAACTGTTAACGGTAGAAATGTAGCAACAGATGGTACAAAGTTAGATACCATAGCAACTAACGCAGACGTAACTTCAACAAAAAATATTGGAGATCTAGCTAACGTAAATACATCAGGAGTAAGTGATGGCAAGATACTTAAATACCAAGCTTCATCATCTTCATTTATTATTGCTGATGATACTGGGGCTGGAGGTGGAAGTACCACATTTACAGGTTTATCTGATACTCCTTCAAACTTTTCAAGTTCCGCTAGTAAAGTATTAAAAGTAAATTCAGCTGGTAATGCGGTTGAGTTTACAGATATTGCGACAGCAAACATACAAGATTCTGCTATAACTACAGCTAAAATTGCAGATGATGCAGTTACTGGTGATAAACTAGCTAACAATTTAGATCTTCCAGACAATAATAAAATTCGTTTTGGTTCAGGTAATGATTTACACATTTTTCATGACGGCTCCAACTCAATAATTAATGACGATGGGACAGGTGAGCTGCAACTGCAAAGGGGTGGTAATCCAATATTGTCTTTAACAAGTGGTGGTATAAATATTACAGATCCAAATGGACAAGCGATTTGTCAAGTTACGGGTTTTGAAAGTTCTGATGCTATCCTTCAATTAGTTACGGATGAAGGTGATGATAATGGGGATGCTTGGAGGTTGCAAGCAAGCCATAGTGATAATACTCTTAAATTAAGAAATAATATAAGTGGAAGTCATTCTGATAAATGGACAATAAGTACAGCAGGTGATGTTACACAAATAGGACATTTAGATTTCCCAGACAGTAAAAATATAAGACTTGGTGATGCTGATGATTTACAGTTGTACCATGACGGAACACATTCCTATCTCGTTAATGATACAGGTGCTTTATATATAAAAGCTGATTCAACTAGAGATGGTATTCAAATAAATAACAACGGAAAAGTTGCGTTGTTCTATCAAGGTGATGAAAAGTTTAGAACATCAGCTACTGGTACAACAACAACAGGAATATCTACTGCAACTGGACCGGGTAATGCTGGATTTAAAGTCCCAGACAGCCCAGCAATAACCAATGAAGCTTCTACTATTGGAAAGTTTATTGTTGGTACTGGTGATGATCTAACCATTTATCACAATGGGACAGATTCATTTATTAGAAATGACACAGGTAATCTTACTATAGAGGCAAAGAGTGATGAAACAGGAATTAAAGCTATTCCTGACGGTGCTGTAGAACTTTACTATGACGGTGCAAAAAGACTTGAAACTATTTCTAGTGGTGCAAAAATAGAAAAAGCTGGTACAGCACAATTCCATTTAATCAACACAAGCACAAGTGGTTCAAATCATGTAGTTTTAGGACTTAGATCATATACTCCTGATGGAGATACCAAAATATTCTTTGGTACTTCGGCTGATGATAATCCAGGTGAAATTAAGTATTTCAGTGACACAAACAAATTTCAAATAAGAGTTAATGGTACAAATACTTATACTGTAACTTCTACCGAAATCCAACCTAATTCTGACAACGCAGTAGCTTTAGGAACAAGTTCAAAGCGTTTTACAACATTACATTCCGCAGCCTTAAATACAGGTGATATTCATATGAGCAATTTAGATCATGCTTCTGGTAACGAAGTTAATGGAACTAAAGGTTCTTGGTCGTTACAAGAAGGAGCAGATGATTTGTTCCTTATCAACCGTGTAAACGGTAAAAAATATAAGTTTAATTTGACCGAAATTAATTAAAAGCTACACTATATATAATAAAAAATTATTTATGAACACACCAGAAAAAATTTTAAAAGAAACACAACTTTCTTTTGATACAAATCTTGCAAAAGCACAACGACTTGAGCAAGAAATTACAAAGCTACAAGAAGAACTTAGATCTTTACAACTACCTCTTGCTGAAGATCAAGGAGCTATAAAAAAATTAAAGCAACTTGTACAATCAGTTAAAGAAACTGTTTAATTTATTATAAAAATTTTAAAATGGCTATTACAAAAGATTGGGAAGTAAACACTTGTATTCGTGATTTATCTGATGGATATATTACTAAAGTAATCTATCGTATAACAGTAATTGAAGATGGTGTTGAAATAAAAGAAGCAAAAAGATCAGGTTCAGTAGAGTTTACAAAACCTTCTTCATTGCCCTCTGATTTTATTTCATATGATATGTCAGCTAAAAAACCTGACGCTGCAACAGTTTTAAGTTGGGTAAAAACAAAAATAGATGCAGATGCTGCTGAAGATAATGGTTCTACAGTCGCACAGATAGAAACTGCTATAGATAATCATGTAAATGAAATTAAAACACCTGTCACTGCTACTGGAGTTCCTTGGTAATGAAGAAACTAATCACAACAATTTTTGCTATAGGTTTATTATTACCTTTAATAGCTGAAGCTGGTGTTTCACCAGAAGGTAAAATAAGAAAGAAAAGATGTAAAGGTAGTGGAGGTGTAGTTGTCTGCCGTATGCCAAAGAAGCCTAAAAAATGTACACCTTGGAAGCCTTGTACTCCTAAAGGTTATTACAGACGAAATAAACCTAGAATAGTTCCTATGGGGTTTTAGTTTTTTCTGTCATCTGCTTTGTCATAATTCCCATTGTTATGTAGAGGGGAGCTAATGCACACAGGCCAGAAAATACTATAATTGTTGTTAATGGTAGTAATTTCAAAAACGCATTTCTCATATGCTTAATAAGATTTCGTCAATTTTGTCCATCTTATCATTCTTGATAAGCTTAACAACTATAGGGGCTGGATACGCTGGTTACAAATGGGTCACAAGTCCACAGTTTGAGGCGATGATGCTTGAGAAAATAATGGGGTCTGTAAATAAAATCATGCCCGACCAGATTGATAAGAAGTTACCAAAAGTAACTGGCCCGATGTTGCCTTTATGATATTTGGTTTTTTAAAAAAGTTACTTAAATACTACATAGACAAACTGATCCACTGGATGCGGATGCAAAAGTTTAATTTAGAACTTGATAATGACATAAAAAAGTATCACGAAGAATTAGATAAAAAAATAAAAAAACCTGAGATAAAAGAAGTTGGTAAGTTTGGAGAAGATGGTTGGTCTATTTCTATTGGTAACGTAGATGACGAAGATACAAAAAATTGAAATAAAAGAAGTTTACGTTCCAAAAATAAGACTCTGGGAAGTACAAACACCGACATTAGATTTAATTTATAAACCAGTTGTAGATATTCCAGCTTGTGTTGATGCCCATAGAAATAATTTAACAGGATTAATTAATGAAGATGAATTGGGTACATATCAAGCCTGTGGTACGTTTAATATTCCAAGCTTTGAGCCACTAGAGTATAACCCTGCAAACTTTCAATACACCGCACCAGCAAAACAACAAGAGCAACAACAAGAACAACCTCCACAGCAACAGGCAAAGATTCCAGAAAAGAAAAAAGAAGAAGAACTTGTAATACCACCTTGTCCTAGTGATAAAGAACAAAAAATTGGCGATTTTCGTAACGATCAAAAATTATTGCGTGTTTCTGGTTATTCTCGTGGTAAAAATGGGATAGAATGTATCACTCTTTATGAAGACGTACCGTTCATCGATCAATATATTCCGTCTTTTAAACAGTTTACTGGGGTTTTTAGTCTTGCTCTGGTCGGCTGTTCTGCTCCGATCATTCTTAATTTAGTAAAACCAGTTGTTAAAAACTTGATAAAGAAACTGACAAAGAAGAAAGATAAGGTATAATAAAAATATTAGATCGGAGTTGTTATGCCTAGAGAAATACTAGGTCAGCCAACCTCTCTCTGATGCGGACTAAGCAGCTTAGGCAACTGCGAAGGAACCCTTCCGATCTAGCCTACTCTAATTTATGAGTGTGCGGTAATACCTGATTCATCTTTTCAGCAACAATTACATCCTTACATAGATCATGGTAAGGGCTATCTGTAGCAAATGATATTCCCTTAATCTTTAACTCTCCACAATTTTTAAGCCTTGCCAATTCATAATTTAATCTTTCCTTAGATAGTATTTGATGCTGTATTTTTTCTTGGGTCGTTGCAGATTTTAAACACGCATTTTGAAATCTTTGATCTAGTGGAAAAGTAAAGGTTAATGCAGCACCAAAATTAAGTCCAAGACTATCTTTATTGCCACTATAGTTTTCTTGATAGTAAAGAATATCACCTGGGTTTATAAGATTACCGTCATCATCAACACTCGGATCGTACACCGGTGTCATATATGTGTAATCCTGTGGACGTTTTTGGTTAAAACTACTGGTAAGAAAGGGAGAAAATGAGACTTGTGGCCCTTGACATCTAATACCATTACCGTAATGATTTTCTATAGTATTTCCTTGTAAAACTTGGGTAGCAAAATTAGAGACTGAACCACTAGCAGAAGCAGAGGGAGCAGCAGTGTTTGAGGTGTTAGCTAGTACAGGATTTCCTAATAAACTTATTGCGAGAAGATAGTTGTGGTATCTGTTACGCTTTCTGACTGGATCGTGCGAGTTACGTCTGTAACTGACTCTAGACCAGGTGGTGTATAAACTTCTGTAAATTGAAAAGCATCCCCTTGTACTGTTTGCGTCCAGTTTGGTTTTTCTCCTAAATCTAAACCTGTCCATGTATATGTCGTACCGTTTATAGTTTCAGTGACAGTTGCATTTGGAGCAGAGATAGTCGATCCATCATGTTCAACACCTGATCCTGTAACTGAATATGTGTACCCAGAATTATAGTTTGATGTTCGTATAGTCTCTGTAATATTTGTTGTGGTTTCAGTTCTTGAAGTGGAACTACCTTGAGTGAAGTTAGGAACCACAGGCACAGCGTAGACAGGGCTAGATATAAGAAAAACAAACGGAAGTGTCCTCCACATCAGTCAATGGTTAAGTCGGTAACAAACTGTCCTGTTAATGTTATTCCTGTTCCTGTTCCTGGAGTTAGGGTTATGGAATGATTATCCAATCCAATAGCTGCTGTACCTACACTTGCTGCTGCTGAACTCGTAATATCTGAAAAGTTAGGAATTTCTCCTACTGTAGCTTCAGATGTCGGTGTTACATCTCCTTCAAGGTAACTTTGACTGAATGAAAAGCTATCTCCTGATGTACTTTGCGAAGCTGTAACCGTAGTTAAAGCTGGAACGCCAGAACTGACTGTGCCTAGTCCACCAATAGTTGAGTTACCATCACTATCTACTGTAGCTACACCGCTACCTGACACAGAATAACTTGAGCCAACCTTGTCTGCTGAAGTAGCTGCTGATACTGCCTCGATCTTAACAGTAGACATTATTGAATGATTTAAGTCTGCGTAGGCTGCTGGAATACCTGCAACTAACAGAAGTGACAAAAGTTTTTTCATTTACTTGAAGGATCTTTACCTGATGTTACATTATTGGGCCGCTTCTTGCCATTACTATTGTTTTTGACCTGTAATCCCATATTTTGCATCACTGATGCTAAAAGTCCAGCAGCAAATGTAGTGTCAATTTGTCTGGTTGAGTTTCCAAAATATGCAAAAGAAATTACTGCCAAACTCCAAAATAAAATTATCATTTGGACTAAATTGGAGATAAAAGAAGGACCATCTTTCTCTTCTTTTTCTTCTATTATTGGTTCGGTTTTTGGGTCTTTTGTTGTCATAATCCTAGTGGTATACTATAAATATAAAGAAAGAGGCCAAGATTTGCAATAAGCGTTAAGGTAGAAGTAGATATAACAGACAAATGGTAAAATTTCTAAAACCAATACTAATGACGTTTCTTACAACTACAACTGTAAAACGTTTAGTCGTAAATCTTTTACGTGCAATTTGTAAGCAGACCTCGAATACATTGGATGATCGTGCTGTGGATATGTTAGAGCAACAACTATTCCCAAAGCTAAACTGATATGAACCATAAAGAATTTTTTGATATTCTTATTGGTAATCCTCCTCCCGAAGTAGAGCTTGAAATAGAAATAAAATGCAGAGAGGTGA